GCCTTGAACATAACTACCTAAAAGATCAAAAAAAGGCATACTATTCCCCTCTAATTAAAACGTCATCCACCTTAGACGGGTCTTTTTCATCCGTCGCATGGATACAAAACCAGACACAATCGCTCACAGCCTTAATGCCGTGAACTACGTTTGCTTTAACTTCTATACACGCTGGCGCATCAATTATTTCAATAACGTCGCCCTTCATAACCGCTACTTTACCTTTAGCCAAAATAGATAGATGGCTAAAGTTATGCGTGTGCTTCAGTATGGCCGTGCCAGCAGGGACAAACGCCTCTTTGGCATACAAGCCATCCGAAAAGTGGTGAGTAATTTCACCACCCAAATTCTCAAGTTTTTTTTCAACAGCGCTCATACAGTACGCTTCCACATATATACAACTATGTAAGGTTGCAAGTTAGCGTTAGTGCCACTTGAACCAGTTGATTGAATAGAGATACCTGTACTTGCGGTGCTTGTTGTTGTTGTTCCTGCACCAGCCAAACTAGCCGAGCCAGCATTTTGATCTAATGTTTTAGTCTGTATGCCAACGGTATGGCTGTGGCCAGGATCAGTTACCGAGTGAGTATGGCTAACAACAACTGAATCTTTAGAGCCGCCTGTTTCTTCAGCAGTATCAAATGAAGCATCGCCAGCATTTAAACCAACCATGACACGACCAGCGCCGAACGCTGTCCATGTACCAAAACCAAGCAACGTCGCTGGGTTAGTGCTAACTGAAGCATTGATATAGATAGAGCCAACAGGGTAAACAGACGCTAGTGTAGAACTGGCGCTAGTAGAAATAGCGGAAGTAACGAACGCTGTTGTTGCCAACTTGGTTGTGTTATCGCCAGACGACGCTGTCGGCGCTGTCGGAGTTCCGCTAAAACCTGGGCTTGCCAAGTCTGCTTTAGTAGCAATCGCTGTGGCGATATTATTAAACTCGGTATCAATCTCCGTACCTTTAACAATCTTGGCCGCATTGCCGGAGGCTAATGAGTCCTTAGATGCAAAGTCGGTCGATTTGGTATAGTTAGACATGTGCCGCCCCTTAACTTATACGGCCACGCTTGGCCAAAATTTCAATTTTTTGAATCGATAGTTCAAAACCATTCACCTCTGCCTCATACCCTGTCTGAACTACTTTTCCAGAGCCTGTCGCTTGAGACAGTAGAGTTTGAATCGTAATACCACCAGCGTAATACGCAATCGGCGTACTATCCGTTGGAGTTCCATATTCAGCAACGCCGTATTCAGAAACGCCTTGTGTTGGGATAGTGACGTTTTCCGATAAATAATTCTCAGAAAAATCGTATCCCCATTTAATGGTGACTACTTGATTTGAGCCACCAATAACCACAATTGAGATACGCTTAACAATCGATGTTACCGTTACATCACCCAAGTCAGCGTGATTGGTGTAGTAGAACATTCGGTACGTAGCAGCATCATCAAGATAGCCTGTGTATTTACCGACATAGCCTTTTTTGCCGATTAACAAATCGCCGTTTCGCAATGCGCACAAAGCCGTCGGTTCAATCTGAGTCCATGTAGTTACTCGCGACGAACCATCTTGCATCACATTTCTGGTGTCAAACACATAGACTTGTTTTGCTGTTGGGAATGTCAGTAAATAAAACGCATCGACTTCAGAATAAACTGCTTTAATATTTGCCGGTGTTTCACCCGCCACTAACTGCATTAAGTCATTACGAACATTCTTGCTCAGGTCACGAAATGGCGCTGACTTTTCCTGAATGGTTCTAAGCACAGAGCGCACACCGCTGTTTGACAAAAATACGACATCGGTGTTTGTACTTTGAATCGAATCACGGTATTGGCAGCCGATACCTACCACCGTGTCGTACAGCGACATCGTGCTAGGTGTTGTTGCACCTTGGTACACCAGAATCTGGCGCTTACCAAAGATAAACAGAAAACCGTTATGCGCTGCTAGGCCAGTTATCTCGTCAGCACCATTTGCCCATACGTTATTTATGTTTAACGTACCCGATGAGCCACCGGTATAAATATGGCCAGCAATCAAATCTGAAAATGTGAGCGTTGTTTTATTGGTCGCTGTGTTGGCTATCCACAAGCGGCCATACGCAGATATGCAGATATTTCCTTGTGGAACGGTACCAGCATAACCAGTTTTTTCGCTTACCCGACGATACGTTGTTGTGCTAACCGCTGGGTCGTAAATTAATGGATCATATCCAGATTGGAAAAAATACGTTATTCCATTTAATGATGCGCACTGCCAATTATTTGCCGTGATAGTCGGAGCAGTACCGCCACCGCCATAAGTTAGCTCGGTAGCTGTTGAACCGCTTAATTTGAATAACTTATTGTTTCCAGCAAATAAAGTCGTAACCGACCCATCAGTTTGCACCAACTCATGAATGACGCCAACGTCATTAGCGCCAAGGTTTCCTGAGCTAGTATTTTGTCTTGTCCAGCCTTTTCGCGCGCCGATTCGACCGTACTGATCAAGGATACAGTTGGTCGCAGTCAACGCAAAACCAGCCGCTAAATCAAGCGGCGAATCTTGCGTATTCAGGCCATAGAAGCCTGGCGCACTAATGCTAAAGCGCTCAAGTTGCTGACTCATATTGAGACAAACTCCTGCGTTTCAGGGAAGCGTGTCGCTTCCAAAGCAATGTAATCAGCCAACATGGAGCGATACAGGTTATACGCCTCTGACGAATTTAATCCACCATCTTCGCCTCGCTCAACCAATGCTCTGGCATACGCATTTTGCTCAACTAATACGTCAGGCACTAATATCGATGTGCTGTCAGAAGTTAATGTCGCTTGGGGAATAGTTACAAAAAACTTGATGGTATAGACGCCATCAGGGCGGCCATACAATTGAACTTGCGCGTCGCCATTACCGTCAACACCTTCAAAACAGTATTGTGCGGGAATGTTAGTAACGATCGGTGTGAAATTCTGTTTTTGACGCATATCGGCCACGCTAATATTTTGCATGACGACATTGCTGGTTGTGTTTAGGGGGTCACTTGATACGCGGAATTTTTGACCTACGCCGGTTAACGAATAGATATATGTGTCAGCAACCGTGGTGACTGTTTTTTCTTGGCCGAGAACATTCCAATCGTAAGCGTCCTCAACTTGGCGCTTCGCGTCATTAACGAACTTGCCAATCAAACTGGAATACGAACTCAGAGCGACGGTATCGACCGTCGGCTCACGTAGTCGTATCAATACTGCATTAACTAATTCTAGATAGGTCATTCGCTTCCCCGCAAAACTTAACAGAGCCAGCTTTTGCCTATCCCCAGCGGGAAGAAGCCATCGCCCCTATTATAAAGAAATTACTTTATATTTGGCTACCATTTCACTTTATTAGCCCAAAAAGCCGCGCTCATCTTACCCTTGTCGATATTCTTGGCATGACGCGCTTTAAACGCTTCATTGCGTTTCGTGCCATCTGGACTGCCAGTAGCACCCTGCTGGCCAAAACGAATCAGCTTAACTTCATCCCCATCCTTAGCCAATACAGCATGGCTTTTGCTTGGGTGGTTAGGAGTCGCTTTAGGCTTGTTATAGCCAGCAAATTCCTCTTTGCCGCGCTTAATCATTTTTTAGGCTTTTTCGCTGTCTTGGCCGACTGTACAAAATCAGCTTTTGTTGGCGCGCCTTTGCTGCCAACCTTGCGCATCTTCTCGCCCGATCCAGCTTTAATTCTGGCTTGCTTGGCATTGATGTTGGCATAGAGTCCGTTTTTCATATTAGTTCCGTAACAGTTACTGTAGAAGTAGTTACCGCCGCATCTTTAATAAAAGCAATTTTTTGTCCTGGCGTTACCGCAACAATTTCTGACTGATTATTTCCAATCAAAGGGCTTGTTGTAAGTGACGCCGTTGGGTTAGTTCCAATTGCAAAATGGCAGTGACCAAGAGCGCAAGCAATACGAATCAATGTAGTATTCGCGCCAAATGCAGTCATCTGTACGCTGCTAGTTGTTACTGTAGCTGCTTGGGTGGTGCCCATACTACCTACGCCCAAGGCTACTTGATTAGGGTCTAACTGGAATGTTGACATAGTTTAATCCTTAGTTATAGCGTGGCATAGATTCTAGACTTCATTTTTGCCCCTTTTGCTTAGGCTTAGTGTGCGTCAAAACCTTACTGGTTTTTGTGTGCTTTTCGCCCGTCATTAAAGTTTTGCCGGACTTATGCGTTGCGCCAGTATAAAGTTTGCCGCTGGGCAAATAGTGCGGTACGCCCTTCATTACTTTTTAGCCTTGTTCTTGGCTGTGCGCATTCCACGAACTGGCATCTTTGTTTGAGCCATGCCTGTAGACGAAGATTGCTTGTTAGGCTTACTAGCCTTTACCGTTGCTGTTTTGTAGCCGCTCATTGACTTACTATCTTTTTTTGACCCATACATAATGACTATCCCCTATCTGAAAAATACCCGATCCAAGATAAACGCAGCGCCACCACTTATGGCCGACGCGATTGCCATACCGACCCAAAACCCGCCTTTAGACTTGTTGGCCATAGCCAATAGCTTTTTGACGTCTTCGCGCAGTGCGCTAACTTCAGCCTGAAGCACTTCAACTTGAGCTTCCAGCTTGCCAAATTCACGCAGATCAATATCACGCATTATCTACTTTCCTTGGCCTCCCAGGCCGTTTTTGCGCCTCAGGTGGCTGCATAAGTATTAAATGTTCGTCGTTGTCGCCTGAAATTTCAGGCTCATCAATGCGTTGATATCCCGCATGGCCTTTCATGCTGTCAATATCGTGCGGCTGGTTAAACGTAACCATTTGACCACTTTGAAGGCATCTAAATGTAGCCATAACAACCCTTAAAAAATCAGGGGCCGAAGCCCCTGAGTCTTATGCTAATGAACGAACTACAACGATGCGCAATGTTGAAGATGCTAAGTCAGCGGTAGAGCCTGACTCATTTTGGATGCGGAATTTAACAGTATTGGCTGCGCTAACGTAGCCAGTAACAGTCAAACCAACCAAATCCACGCCCAATGATGCGCCAATGACCATATCGCCCAAGGCAACGCCTGGAACGGTTACGTCATCAGTTTCGCCAGCGCCGTCAACCAATGAACCGGCGTCAAGTGTAGCTGTTACCAGCCACGTATCAGAAAACAGGCCACGAAATTGATCGTTACCTGCACGTACAGTTACTGATGATGCTGTTGCCATAATGTTCTCCTAATTAGGTTAAAAACCCCCACCCGAAAGTGGGGAGTTTAATTAGGCAGGTACGGCCAAGGCAAATGCCGAGGACGATAAAGCTCCACCAACAGTGGCCGCAGTACGCATTGCTTTAACACCATACAGAGTGTCAGCAGTAAACAGAGTGCCCAAATACTCTTGTTTGTACTGAGTCTGCGAGCGAACCGCAATTTGCTCAACCAAAACCATTGCATCCTTGTGGCCCATCAAGCAGATACGGTCTGTAGTGCTGTTGCCAGCGCCAGTATCAGCGTTTGACGAAACAAACACAGGGATACCGTACAGGTTGCCGATTTCGCCGTTACGGATTGCATTGCCATCACCAACAAATGCTTGCTCAGTGTAGCGAGCCAGACCCATCAGTGTGTTGCGGCTTGATGGTGGGATCAGGAAGAAACGGCCATCCATTGGTGTGTCGTTGTCGTCCAAACGCTGGATTGTGCGACGGATAGCTGCATCAGTCAAAGCGGCTGCGTTCGACGATGTTGAGTTGTATGCAGTTGTACCGTTTGATCCGATGAAGGCTTTAGTCGATGCTGCCGATGTTGCATAGTCATCAGTGCCTATTGTCGCGCCATTGAATGCACGACCCAATTGAACCAAGTTGGTATCTACTTGACGCGCCAGTGCATAACCAGCATCGGCAGTGTAGAACTGACGCATTGAGTTCAGCGCTTGAATTTCAGCGATGTCCTCGATCAAACGGCTGTACTCATAATGCTTGTCGATAGTCACTTGCACTTCAGTGTTGCTGGCAGCAATCAATGTCACTGCGTCGGTAGCTACTTTTAACGATGCCGAACCGCGTGTTGGTGCTGGGATGTGGATCACATCGCCTTTTTTGCCACGGAAGTTCATCTTCATGACCAGATTGGCCAGAACGAGGTTCTTCTTATAACTGGCAACAATCTCATCACTCCAAATTTCTGGAACGAAGGTACCGGCGCTCGATACGGTTACGCTATTGGTTGGGGAAAATGCTGTATTTGCCATTTTATTACTCCTAGATCAAAAGTTTTATTTAACCCTGCCCTCTTGATATGCCAGCATAATTTCATCTGAAAGTGCGTCATATCGGGCTGGATCGTTCATTTTTAGCCGAATTAGGTCAGCACGACGGTAAACTCTTTTCGAACTCTCACCGCTTCCACCGCTATCGACCTGTACAGATTTCATCGTTTTCTGGCGATCCGTTGATGCTTGTTGGGTCGCTTGCTTCGTCTGAATACCGCGCAGCTCTTTATAAGTGGACAGCAATTCGTTAGCCGAATCAAAATCAAACTCTGCGTCAGCGCGCTTGAATAAATCCAAGCGAATATTCGACGATTTAACCCAATTCACAAACCCATCATCTCGAACAACTTGCTCGAAATCAGGATGTGCTTGAGCTAACTTTTGCTGAGTCTGTAGCGCCCTTAATTCAGCTGCGGCTTTACGAGCCTCAATGATGTCAGGGTGCCTATCAATCGTATTACGAACTGCCTTTTGTGGGTCTTCATAGAAGTCCACTTCCGGCTCTGCCTCTGCAATAGGTTGTTGCCTAGAACTGAGATTCTGCTTAATAAGTTCATCAGCCAGTTTCCGAACTTCACCGACTTCCTGCGCTTGTCGCCCAATGACTTTTTCCGCTTCTTGGTGCATCTTCATAACGTCTTCAAGAGACTTATTTCGATACCGCTCAGGAAGTTCCGGCTTATCATTTACAAACGTAGAGTCTAGCTTGGCCTCTTCTGTCTCTAACTCACTTGGCAACTCATTTTCTGGATCAACTAACATATTAGGTTTCCTTTTCCTGCCATCTTTTGGTTCTCAGGATGATAATAAACAGGCCAGAATCTGGTTATCTGTTCGCTTTTTGCTCCGCAGCGAGTTTTTCTCGATGCTTACGGTCAAATTGGGCTGCGGCGGTCGGGAATGATCCTGACCAACCCTCCAATAAAAACGCTGGAGCGGATATTACGCGGTGGGCGTTACCACCGCACTCGCATTGAACTTGAACCAGCTCATAACTAGTCAATTTCTCAATACGATGCCCATTTTCACAGGCAAATTCATACATTCGGCGCATTTAATTCCTCATAAGCATCAGAGCTGACTTGTCGCAAGTTTTTCAGCCATAGCAAGATAGAAAGCTCGCCCTTCTTGAATTGTAAACTTTTTTCGTCTTCAACAGCAGAAATATTATTCAGTGAATTTACCATTCCGTCAATATCTTCTATTAAATCAACCCACCCTTGGGTGGCCATCATAGAAAATCGGTCTTCGTAGTATTTTTGCAGTTCAGGCGTCATTAATTACTATCCATGAAGTAGTTTCCTCATCCCATAAATACGCTTGCTCATCCGTTGGCATAGCCACTGGTGGCTGCCAAGTGACATCAGAATCTAACGTCCAACTAGGAAACGGTTGCGGCGGGACAAAAGCATCAATATCTTCCCGATATGTATGTCCTACACCAGCAAAATTTCCTCTAAATGGGACTCCACCGTTATAGTGAACATTGCCATACGTATTATAACTTGTGCGTTTGCAAATCTGACCGCGAAACTCGCCATACCATTGTTCCCAGTTAATACCGCCTTCACCCTCATTTTTGCCAGGTATGACTTGAGTGACAATATTATTTTCATCCAGAAATGCGTAATGCGCCATGTTAATCACCAAGAAATATTTCCAGTTCCATTAGTAAACGTATAGATCGTGTTCCCGCCAACTGTCGTTTTTGTGGATGTTAACCCTACGTCAATAGAAGTTAAATCAGAAATAGAATTTGGATAACTAATAATTACAACACCAGAACCGCCAGAGCTTCCGCTTGCGCCTTGCCCACCGCCCCCGCCGCCGCCTGTATTAGTAGTTCCGTTTGTGCCGTTAGTGCTTGTGCTGCCTGAGCCGCCGCCGCCATTACCGCCAACTCCCGCAGTGCCCAATGTTGTGCTTCTACTTGTTCCCCCACCACCGCCTGATAAATAGTAAGTGCCAGATACATTTTGGCCTGTAGTAGACCCTGTTATTGGATTAGCTAAACCAACGCCGCCGTTACCACCGTTATTTCCAGAACCATTAGCCCCTGCTGCGCCTTTACCGCCGCCGCCGCCAGAACCACCGCCCGAACTACTACCAAAGAATACACCATTGCCGCCCGTGTTGCCTTGCCCTGATGTACCAGAGCCGCCAGTGCGCCCCGTAAAACCTGAGCCAGCGCCACCCCCGCCTGAGCCGCCTGTCGATCCGTTAGTGCCCCCGTTTACATTTCTACCGCCTCGCCCACCGCCAGTTGATGTTATAGACGAAAAAACTGAATCTGTTCCGTTTGATCCCGCTGCCCCTCCGCTGCCAATAGTTACTAGATAGCTACTTTTTTTATCTACAGTTAAAACCCCAGTTAAAAAACCTCCCGCTCCACCAGCACCGCCAAGCGCCGCTATTCCGCTACCAGCACCGCCTGCAACCACAAGATATGTTACGTTTATGGGAGGGGAATTCGCTAGTAATAAATTAAGAATTCCAGCCATTAAGTTAGACCAGTTCCAGAAATTAACCAAAAGGTTGTGCCAACACCTGTAGTCATCTTAATAGCAGTAGCCATGCCATATTGCGCTAATGTTCTAGGCCCAGTTGTGCCTGCTCCAGCCAAGTGCATTGTGTCGGTAGTAATGGCAATAGTTAACGGATTGGAAGACATATTCACAAAAGTTAATACCGTGCCTACATCATAGTTAACATTACCAACCGCAGGAATAGTAAATGTGGCCGCACTTCCTGATGGCTTAAATATAAACTTACCAGAATCAGATAATATAGCTGTATAGTTAGCAATTTGACTGTTAACTGGGACATTTCTAAATCCTACCTTGTACGCAGCACCTGCTGAATCCATAAAGTTCAGATCGCCAGATGATGAATACAAAGAAACGCCGTTAGTCAAAGTTCCAACAGGAGCAGTGCCATTAAATAAAGCAATTTGATTAGTGCCAGCAGTAGTTCCGCGATTAGCATCAGAACCAACTTTTATATTATTGCCAAAATAAGATTGACCAGACGCTATTCGTAAGGCGTAGGAATTAGTAATAGGGGAATACGTTCCACCAGTGGGAGCGCCCTCAATATTCAAGGTTACGGCTGTTGTGATAGGCACATTGTCTATATCATCGCCATAACTAAAAAGCGTACTCCTTAAAGAAACGGAGTTAGCTTGTGTAATAGCGGAGTAAAAATTCCCTGGAGCTGTACCACCTGCGTAATAAATACCTACCGCACTGGTTGCTGAAGGTGTCCAATTAGAACCTCCTGGGTTATCTACGTGTAAAGTAGCTGTTGGGGTTGTGGCATTCCCTATGCTCATTCCGTAGGTAGTTAATCTATACGTTGGGTTATTAAAAGGGCTAATTGCAACTGTGGAGCTATCCGGTGCCCAAATACTGCTAGTAACGCCGCCCGCGCTAGTATTGCCAGTCGGGACAAATCTAGCGGCAATTGCACTACCTGTAGTCGTTAAGTTTGTGCCGTTAAAAGTTAACCCAGCTGACGCGCCAAACGCTCCAGCATTGTTAAACTGAATTTGAGTATTTGATCCAGCAGGGCTACCGCTACCACCACCTGCCGCAGCAATCGTAATTGCCCCTGCGGAATTCGTAATGGTTACATTCGTTCCAGCCGTTAATGTTGCTTTAGTTAGCGTGTTGCCGGTCGAGTTACCAATCAACAGTTGGCCATCGGTAAATGTTGTCTGGCCTGTACCACCATTAGCAACTGGCAACGTACCTGTTACGCCGGTAGATAATGGAAGACCGGTAACATTAGTTAATGTGCCACTACTTGGCGTACCTAAAGCACCGCCTGGCGCAATGTAATCCGTGCCAGCTGTTGCGGCGCTTGCTACACCTGACGTCGCTTTGACAAGGCCGGTTAGCGTTGCACGTTTAATTAGTTTGCCGGTTGTGCTGTTAAACAGTACAAGCTCAGAATCAACTGAAGACGCTGGGCCAACCACATCCCCGCTACCACCACCGCCAACAGTGTCCCACGACGTATTGAAACCGTCTGTTGTTAAATACTTTCCGCTATTGCCTGTTTGCTCGGGTAATCCAACTCCACCTGTACCCGCATTAACGATAATTTTTAGCTTGTCAGCAATATCGGGAGGAAGTATCTCGCCAGCGTTAATGCTTCGACCATTGGATAATTCAATGACTAGGCTATTATCAAAGTCAATATAGGCGTTGGTTACAGATACGCCGTCCTGACCCGCAACACCGTCCTCACCTTTGGCACCATCAACGCCATCACGACCGTCGCGGCCATCTTTACCCGCCGCACCATCACGACCTGGACGTCCATCAACGCCAGCTGCTCCATCTTGGCCATCTTTAATCGAATTTACGCGATTAGTTATGTCTTGACCCAAGCTGTCGTATTTAGCGTCTAAGTCTTTCTCTATTTTCTTCAGCGCGTCAATAACCACACCAACATTTTCGCCGACGCGCTTTTTTTGGTTGTTTCTAGCCTCTTGAAGTGATGCACGTATAGAATCCAAAACAGCCGTTTGCTGTTCTGGAGTCATGTTTTTAAGAATTAACTGCTTGGCTAGGCTTTCAACGTCCACCGGACAACTCCTGAGTTAGCTGGGCGAGGAAATCTTCTTCCATTCCGCTGATTTTATTCTGCTTATCAGCCATTTGTAACTCAACAATCTTGGATTTGTTCTTAATATCCGCCTCTTTCAGCATCAATTCAGCCACTTTTACGCGCTTATCGAACTCTTTTGATGCCATATCGTCCTGATTTGGCAGATTCGCTGTTAATCCTTGCTGAATTTTCGCTTGAACTTCCAGCGGTTTTAGCTTTGTCTCGATAATTGTCTTGGTTGCTTCAGCACGATTTTGTTCAGCTTGCGTCGTATTGACCGCAATCTGCGCTTGTGCTGCTTGCAAGGCCAATTGTTCCTGAACCAGCTGCTTTTCCTGTGCTTGTGGGTCAACTTGACCCATCTGATCCAAGCGTGACATCAATTCAGCGCGGTTCGACAACGAACTATTAGCGACAATGCCCTTCAAAATGATTGGCAGCACCGGTGTATCAGGGCCAAGTGTCTGCAACAGGCTAATAAACTGCGCTTGCTCGTACTCGCGCGCAATAATGCCCAGCGTTGCCGTCGGAATGAAGACCATATCGACCGACGGATAGCGCTCGGGGTCAAATTGCATAAAGCGGTACGCCGCTTTATTGATAAACGGAATCAAAAAGTCTTCTTGGAAGTTCACTAACGTGCGTTTGTACTTCTTGATGATCGAAGCAACGGCCATCGACATACCAGTACCCGCCGCATCGCGGCCAACAGCAGAGACCATACCGTTCGAGTCCAAGGTACCGGTCGATTGCAGCAACATTTGCTGAAACTTCTCCGCTGTCGTAATGCTTGAGCCATCCGTCTGGCCAAACTTGAACGGATACAGAATCTCGTTCGGGTTGCCGTTGGTATAGATCGCCTTGCCTGGCATAATTGTCAGCTTCGCGCCTCTTGGCAGTCGCGTTGCATCGACCGCCATCATTGGTGAAGCTGTCAAGGCCAAGGAATCCAAGTGAGTACGCACTTGCGCATCAATGGATTTCTGCATGTTGTAGGCTTTTTCGATTGTCCCACGGCCTGGCAATCTATTTGGCACCGTATCGGCCTGATACGTAATCACTGGCCGATCTTTCATCATGTAAGGGCTTTCTTCAGCCTTCAATAATAGGCCGTCGTTGGCGATAACAATGATTGCCTCAACCATATCTTGATAGTCTTCAGCCGCTGAGTCATCAGGGAACAGCTCAACGATATCTTCGTTTTCAACTTTTTGTAGATACTCTCTTGGCACCAAGCCATAGTAGGTCAGCAGCAATACCTTTTCATCTTGGTACTGGCTAATCTCTTGGGTTGGCTCTAAATCCGTATCTTCATAGGTCGGCGTAATGTTGACTTTGCGGTAGATACCACGCTCGATACCACGCACGATCTTATGAATTGATACGTATTTCTCGATGGCCACACCCATGCAGTCATCTACCGTCGTACCGTTTGGATCCCATAGGAAATTCTTAGGGTTGACCGGCATTGGCTTGACTGACACACGCATCTTCTCAACAGTTCCGATGGCCGCTTGCTCTTGGCCTGGCATTGGCATCGTGGCAGGAACCAGTTCCTTTTCCATTGACGTCACGATCTCGGCGACGCCAGTGCCATACATCTCAGCCAACAGAACCACTTGGTCGATGTGCTTTCTCAACTTATCACGCTTGAAGTCTTCCATCATCTGGTTCTTCAAGAACTCGACATCCATTGGATTGCCGTTGATATCTTGGATATCATCTTTAATGTCAAAGAACTCGCCAGAGCCAAAGATCGCCTCCATGATCTCTGCGTGGCGAGTCTCAACCGCTTGCTGGGTGGCTGGGGTGACGATGCGTGAGCGCTCTGACTCTCTTGTCTTGTCTTCGGACGCCCATTGGCCACGGAAGATGCGCTCGTACTCTTCCCAATCGGGAAGGAAATTAATATCGCGATAAGTGCGCCACCTATCGCAATGCTCCACCACAAAACTGACTAGCTCTTTATCGTTTTCTGTGGGTTGGTCGAAGTCGTTTTGATCCATTTATACACCCAAAATAATTTTATCGACGTCTAGCGTTTAATGCTCTAAGGCCATTAATTGGGTCTTGTACTCTAGCGTTTAATGCTCTAAGGCCATTAATTGGGTCTTGTAGTCTACTAGCACTTAGCCCTGGCACAGCCGTGTCCAACCCCCCACTAGGTGGAGGCATACGCCCAATAGGCCCTGAACCACCCATAGTCATTGGTGGCTGCACTGCTACCGCACGACGGCCTTGCGTTATATTAGTTTGATATGGGTTTTGACCTAATGGCAACTGGTTCTCATAAGGGCTATTAGGGTTACCTTGCATCGGCATTGGCTGCGGTTGAACCATACTTTGCATCCGTTGCATTTGCTGTATCTGTTGTATCTGTTGGGGGCTTATGCCGCCCATTGTTTGAGGCATCATCTGTTGCGGCATACCTTGAGGCATGCCTTGCATACCGTATCGCTGCATATACTGCGCCAGATAAGGCGGCATGTATGAGGGCATACCCATGTTCATCTGTGGCATACCCATTGGTCGCGCGCCCATTTGTGGCATGCCCATCTGCGGCATTTGTCTTTGAGCAAAAGGATTTTGCTGCGGCTGTTGATAGCCCATGCCCATACGGCCAAATAAGCCAGTTGGGTTATACATAAAATTAAAAGGCATCCTACACTCCTGAAATAATGTCCACCGGTTCCCAATCGTCCGAATCATCCTCTTCCATGTAGGATGTCACAGCCAATTGGTCTATATAGGACAAGGCGTCAGGCAAATCATCGTGTACCCCCTGCGCGGGGAACATAAGAAGCTGATCTAGGAATACATCCCAATCCTCGTCTGAGTTAAGCACAATCCTGCCATGCTCAAAACGCCCTTGGAGACTCCAGATTATCCGGTCAGTCTTTTTCCGGTTACCATGCGTTAGGTCAATTATGTGCGAATATACATTATTTTTGCGCATTAAGTCACTTAAATATGGTAGCACGGCGTTTTTTAACGCCCCCCGCTCAATACCAATCGACAGCGGTCGGTAGTCGCGCATGGCCATCAGTATCTTGGCCGCTGTCTCGCGGATGTCCCATCGACCGTGTTCGATCTTCTTGATCCACCACTTACCCTCATCCGTCACCTTGACAATCGCAATGGCCGACTCATCCAGCCGCTTCTTAGAATTGGCCGCTTGCTTGGCCACTTCTTCAAAGCCAGCCAAGTCCACCGCAATGAAGTAGCTGCCGTGCGACGGCTCTTCACCGTACTTGATCCACTCTTCTTTGAATATATTTGAACCAGCGTTACTGAAACTGGCCATGTATTCTTGCTTAAACGCAAAGCTGGATAGCGTCTTCTTAGCCGACTCGATCTCGTCGGGGTCAATTAGCGGGTTGTCTTTGGTGGTGAAGTGCCAGCTTTTCCAATCGGGGTCGGTGTTGTCTTCGCCTAGCTGAAACAGATCATAGAACCAGTTCCTGCCCTTGGGCGTTCCGATGAACATCCCACGGCCTTTTTTATCTGATAACGACGCACGAATAACCTGCTCCCACGCTTCGGGCTTAATGTCAGCCACTTCGTCCAGCACAGCATAGGTCAACGACACACCGCGCAACGTATCGGGACGGTCGGCGCCCCTGACATAGATAGTTGCGCCGTTGATTAGCGTGATGTCTTGGTTGTTGATGTGACTATTAGCAATCACATCCTTGCCTAAGTCCATCAGTACGTTCCAGATAATCTGCCTAGCCTGGCCGTTGGTCGGCGCCACGTACAGCACGGCCGAGCCGGCTGGGCACTTCAATCCTTCCAACAGCAGGGTAGTGGCCGCTAACCTAGATTTGCCGCAACGGCGTCCGGCAGCGATCACTTTGAATCGGGTTGGGTCGGCAAAGACTTGCTCCTGCCACGGCAAGAACTGGAAATGTACGTCAGACATTAGTCAGGTGCTCCGAATGGGTCTTTGTAAAACAGCGATTCGGCGGGCGTTTGTTTGGCTCTCTCAAGCGCCATGTCTCGATCCATTACCTGATGCAACCATGCGTCGCGCTCATTTAATGCTTTGCTAGTCGGATAGATCGGCCACTTACCGGCTTCAATATCCTTCTTCCATGTCTTCCACAACTCACCTTCGTCTTCAATCACCTTACCGCCGACATAGCCTGGGATCGATGCAAACTGGCCTTTGTACTTGCCAGACGGTATTTGAATGCCGGTCGCATAAATGGTAATCGGATTGCCTTCGGCATCAACGCCAGGCTTGGCCATGTTAGACCGGTGGTACATCACTTTGTTTAGTTCTTGCGGAGATAGTCCTAAGCTATTTAGATAGTCATCCATCGTTGGCCTCTACGTCTATTACGTTGCTGTTGTCTATCGGCTGTGGCGCGCCTAGCGTTGATATTGTAATGTTAATGGCGCTGCGCTGTGCGGCAGTCTTCTCAAACAGGCTGGCGGGTAGCGCCCTGTCCATGCACATCTTAAGTGCAGCCATCTGCCCTGGGTGTCCGTCTTCTAGCGCGATGTCCAATACCTTTTGGACAACATGCTCACCTTGGCCTTCGATCAGCATGCGCTTTAACTCTTTGATGCGCTGCGTGTCAGTCTTGGCAAGCGACGTAGGCAGGACGTAAGGCGGGTCTTTAATCGGTGCTGGCATAGTGCTTTTCTCCTTTAATTGGAAGCAATCGGATTGTATAGCCTTTTTTGCTATTTTGCTTTTTTTTGTGGGTAGGGGGCACCCGTAAATATTACAAGCCGGCCACCCCCCCCTCCCCCCATGTCAAAATGATAACGAAATCATAGCGAACGGCTATCAGGCGCATTTTACATAATGCTAGTTCAGCGACATTATGGCCAGAAAATATCCTAGCTAATAGGCAAAATCTATATGGGCAGGGGGTCTGACCCTAATTAACCACGTGGCGGGGGTGAAATGTGTCTAAGTACGGGGCCTTTAGTTCACAATCCGCACAACTATATTTTATAGCTAAAAACTATCGATATTTTTGCGGTAATTACTAAAAGCTATAACAACTTCATCTGTATTAGTTGCGCCCATTTCGTACACTTCCTGATACAGAGCCAGCAAATTACGAAAGCCAGCGGATATATCGCCGGAGCCGGCGGCGGCCAAAATAGCGGCGTCTTCCGGCGTCAAATACCGGCAGAATTTACGGGTACGGATTGAAGCGGGCCTTCCGGCCTTATTAGTTGTCATAATAGTATGAACGTCACGCACGTCATCGAAAACGCGATTTTGAATCGCTCGACCCCTTTTGTACAGTAGTTTTTAGCGGCGCCTGTACATATACATGCATGGATACACAGTACTGTATAGAGTAGATAATGAATTGTGATATTTGATGACTGGCTGACGTGCATAAAGCAAAAAACCTAGTATCCATGCGCTATCTGAGCCGTTTTATGCCCTTCGCTGAATGACGTGCACAATGACTGTCAATGACTGTCAAGACCCACTAACTTATAGGGGTATATAAAATATTGTTTTACAGGCTCCATTTTTATGGTATTTTAATCGGGCAGCAAAAATAAAATAAACTTTTATAGGGGTTAAAAATGAACCACAGCGAATACATGGCGTTTTTTGATAAGTGGTTGAACTATCAGTTTTCACGTATTGAAGACGAAACGCACAATAAAACTGTGCTGCAAATTGTGGCGCAAATAGTTGCCGATAGCGACGAATTGCAACATTGGTCGAATCGCGACAATTGGTCAATGTACGATTACGCAAAACAATCGCGGGGCCAATAATGAAAAAATTAAACTTAATCGCGGCCGCTCTTGCCGGCGTTGGATTCGGCCTACTGTTTATTGGCGCCGCTGAAAATATTTTTAATTTAACTGAAGTATTAATCGGCGGCGCCGTATGCTGCGCCGCTTTTGTCTATTCGATAGCGGAGGCGTAACAATGAAAATTTCAGTAACTTCAAAACTTGACGGCGTGCGTTCATGGTCGCTTGAGGCGCTCGAGACTTGTCCAGGATCAATCGCGGCGCCTGGCCAACTAGTTGACGCATGCGCCGGATGTTATGCGACGACGGGCAACTATCGTTTTGCCAATGTTAAAGCGCCGCGCGCGCACAATAAAAAAGATTGGCCGCGCTTGGCCTGGACGGATGACATGGTCAACGAATTAAAAAACGATAGATTTTTCCGTTGGTTTGATAGCGGTGACATGTACACATTAGCGCTTGCAGAGAAAATTCTCGAAGTTATGCGCCGCACGCCATGGGTCAAGCACTGGCTCCCAACGCGCATGCATAAGTTTCCGAAATTTCGCCAGGTATTAACGGACATGCAAGCGCTTAAGAATGTATCCGTGCGCTTTTCATCCGATAGCGTAACGGGCGAATATACCAAAGGCCTGCACGGATCCGTGATAGTTCCTACGCCGGCCGATGCAAAGCGCGGCGTTAAATTGTGCGGTGCTTATGATAACAATGGTCAATGCGGGCCTTGTCGCGCATGCTATGACAAGCGCGTCAAAGTAATTGCGTATCCGGCGCACGGCCGCAAAATGAATAAAGTAATTATGTTAAAAAAGGCGGCGTGATGAAAACAATAATCGCGAAGTTTCCAGGATATTGCAAGAAAACCGGCGCCCGTATTCTGGCCGGCGATCTAATCCAATGGTCGAAAGCCGGTAGCGTGCTATTAGAGCGGGCGGCCGGCGTCAACGCTATAACGTTGATCGGCGACCAGGGTACGAAAACTTTTTACCGCAACGCGCGCGGCCGGTGCATTGACGCGCCGTGTTGCGGATGCTGCACAATATAAACGAGGGAAAATTATGACTTACAGACAATTAATTGAAGCGGCGCTTATCGCCGTGATTGACGCCGTTGAAAACGACGACGACGCCGCCGGCTTGGCAAGCGCTGAACGGGCGATAGCACTTCTAAAAACTTATTTATATGAGGTAGACACATGCACACGATAACGCTAGTCGTCGACGGAACGACGTATTACATAAATTCCACTACTGACCCGCTTGAATTGACTAAACGCGCCCGTAAACCCTATAAACCGGCAAAACCTAAGAACATACGCAAGTTTCCTACCTGGCTTCCGAACATGTCAACGGCCGTTTATATTAAACAATTCGACGGGCTTAATATGCTACGCAAAGTAGACTATATCGGCGCCAATGAATACGGAACGGCCGAATACGATCCATCGATTCCATTATTCGAAATATTACCGGATCAGGAGGCTGATTATGTTCAGGTTTGAAAAAACGGCTTTTGGTTGGAAAGCATACCAAAAACACGGCGGCGCTTATATTTATTTCGGGCATTTTTATACCAAAAAAGACGCAAAAGCGGCGGCCGTAGACGAATTATTTGAGGTGTATTAATGGGAAAACTTAAAAATTCGCTGATTGATACCCAAGGGTTTCATTGGCCGCAAAATTATGAAACTTATGAGTACGAGTACGATTTGGGGCAATTACTTTGTTTCCTAGACTATAGTGCGCCGGACGCCGGCGTAGGATATAACGGGAGCGCCTGGCTAGTTCACGCTTATGCCGGCGGGGTTGACGTAATCGGCCTGCTAAAAGACACCATAATTAAAGAGATCGAGGGGCTAGCGTGCTCATCATTATCGCAAAGGTGATATCCGTTTTAGTGATTTTGGCCCGTAGACTGTAGACTATTGAAAACCCTTTTTGGCCCGCTTTCGCGGGCCTTTTTTTTTATTTAACGCTAACTAATTTCGGCTGAGGCGCCTCTTCTACCAGGCGCCGCAATTCGGCTTTCGGTTTACCGGCCATGTCAGGCGCCGCGTATATTTGGCGCTTAGTCGTCAGCTCACGGGTATTAATACGGCCGCAGTCAATCCAGCCGGCTTCGCGTAACGCATGCAATAGCGCCGCCGGCGGTATCCGTACACCGGACGGCGCGCCGCCGGCCAAGCGATCGCATAGCGGGAAAAACGGCGAAGCGATCACGCCGGAAGCGAATTCGCCAAGCCGGTTTGATATTAGATCAACCAAATAAGATTCGGCCATTGATCGGCCCTGATCGATCATGATCGCTTTCGCTTCTGTCATTGGCGGCGTTGCGGCCGGATTAAACGCGCTGACGTCGCGTTTAACTAAGTAGTCAGCGATCGCAGCAAACCCGCCGCCGGTTTGATACCACTGCCATAAGGCTAGCGCATCAGGTTCAGGTAAGCGGCCGGCATCAGACCAAACACAAAACCACCGGCGATCATCCGAAGGTATGCTAATAGCTGCCCTCTCGTTTGAGAATGCGACAACGAACACGCGATTCAGGGCCTGATAAGGGTGTAAGCCTTTTCGGTTAATACTCAGGTATTCAGGAGGCGCCGCGATAATTGGTTTTAGTGCGTTTTCCAATGCGCGGCGATCCTTCGCTTCGCTCTGGCGCAGTTCAGCGATCTCCATTACTTCGCATTCAAGCGCATAACCCCATTGTGAATTCAGGTCTTCATTACGCACTAGGCTACAGTTCAGTTTAGCTTCACCACCGATCGCCCAAAAGAAAGGCGCTAGCATAGTATCTTTGCCGCTGCCAGGATGCCCGCCGATCAGAATCGCGTGATTGATTTTCCGGTTCGGGTTTTGCACTTTGTACGCCAGCGCATTTAGGAAATGCTCACGCTCAAACTCAATAGGTATCATCCGGTTAACGTGAGCTAACCATAGGTTTACGTCTCCGGTTTTGCCCTCTGGCCTTGCGTTTACCCACCGGTTACCGTGAGTTCCGTTAACGACCACCGGCTCACCGGCGGCGTAGGTTATACCTTCAAGCGCAAGCGCGCCCTTGCCGGCTCGGTTCTCATCAAAGCAGGTAGACGCTTCGATCTTGCCATTGTTGTGTATCGAGTTGCAGCCGATGTGCCGGTAAAGTGCATTAAAGGTACTTCTGGCTAGTTCGCGGCGCGTTAATAAGTCAAAATAGGCGTCATCCTCTTGAACGTAAGCGTAGCGCTCAAACCATGCGGCCTTCTCGTCTCTGGCGCTCTGTTTGCGATCTGATTCAGCGATGATTATCTCAGCAGCATCAGGGAAGTCGTCGGTAGGCTCCAGTTTAGCTAATGCGACGTCCATTGCTTTAACCAGTAGTTCCTCACGTAAGCCTGGCGCGTGAGCTGGCCCTCCGTTTGCTGCTACCCAATCCAGAAATGCTTTTGAGCCAAAACCCTGACAGTGGCCGTGATAGCAACAAAACGCGCGGTTAGCCGGCATGTAGCGGGCTTCAGGATTACCGTCGGAATGCTCACCGGCATTCGGACAATGTACGGACAGCCAACCCTCGGAATTAGTTTTGGAATAGACCATACCCTGCGTTGACAGCCATGCCATCACGTCGTCGTTGCCGTCGTCGGTTAAGCGGATAGCCGACGGGCCATCGCTAACAGCTTGGCTTGGCACCACGTTACAGGCGGCGCATATATCTTCCAAGGTATATTCGCGCTCAGGATGGAATTCAACTAAGCGCGCAACGAAATTGCCCCGCTTAAAATTAACAGCGCCAGGTAACCGGAAGTTGCGCACCGGATTATTAGCGCCTGGGTCGGTGTAACCGGCGGCTGCCAATGCGTTAACGGCTGCGCAGAATTCGCCCTTTGGCGGCTGCTCTGAGAATGCGTAACCCCACTGATAGTTGCCTTCAGACGTCTCGATGATCCACGTAGGCGCCAAGGGTGGGGTTTTGGATTTGGTACCGATGTCGTCCAGCATCATTGCCAGCACGTATTCAACGTGGTGCTTAGACGCCGACGGTTTGTTTTTGTCTAGCCGGTCGATAATGAACGATCCGGTATTGCCGAACCACGCTTGACCTTCTTTAACTAGGCTTGGGTTTGGTAAGAACGACGGCCATGTGGCCTTGATAGCACCGTCAGCATGTAACTGTATTTGACCTTCAGTTAGGATTGGTTTTTGTCGTACAAACAACGCCGTTTCACCCTCTGGCGCTAAACTCATGAGATAATCTAGGAACAACATCTTTCTCCTCCGTTGTATTAGGGTCGCCCTGCCAGGCGGCCTTTTTTTTATTTGCCGTATCTGGCCATGATTTCGGTTTCCGCGTTCAATGGTAGCCCTGTCGCCCAATCAGGCGGGGTACACATAACTTCACGGAGTTTTGCAGCTGACGATTCTGGTGTAGTGGATTCGAGAACGATTTCATCGTGTACGTGTAGGACTACGTCATCCAATTGGCGTAAAGAATGCCGTAGCAAGTCGTTGGCGATTGCTTGTGTAATATTCTCACAAGCTAGCCCTTTCCACAACCTCGCTCTTGGCCATTCTTTGGCATCGGCTGCCGGTTTCCATGCAGCTTTCACGTAACTTACGCCGTCGGCTTCCAGTTTGGCAAATGGATAACACAGCACACGACCAGACGGCAGCGCGTACCACAAGTGTCGTTTATCGAACATGTACGTCACCCGACCTGCTGAGAATTCTCGTCCTGGGTTTCGCATAGCGCGCATGTAAGCGCTCTCTAACTTCGCCCAGTAGTTCACTGCCCACTGGTTAGATCGGCGCCATGCGTCAACGATACGCTTGGCATCCGTCTCAGGTACGTGCAGCCCGTAAGCGCGACCCATAGCAGCGAAGGCGCCGATGCCGCCGGCAAATCCTAGCGACAGAATGGCGACCTTGCCGATCTGGCGCTGGTCTTTGGTTATCTGGTCTTCCGGTACTCGGTAGATACCGGCGGCTTCGCGTATGTAGATGTCACGGCCGTCACGGAAAACGTCTAGGACGTCTTCGGCGTTTGGATCGTTCGACGCCCAGGCTGTTACACGGGCTTCAACTGCCGACCAATCAGACACGACAAACGAATGGCCGTCTTCAGGTATTAATGCGGGCCGGAGCATGCCTTTGAGAACATCAGTAACCCGTTTTCCAAATCTTGGGACGATTGACTGTCCACGTACCATAGCGTGGCGCACTCCGTCGGGGTCGTTTGCGCATTTTCGCGTGAAGTTATGGACTTGGGCGCCATACGACGAAGCTCGTCCAGTAGCGCTTCCTCCAGCGAAGACGAAGGCCCCACGGACACGGTGATCTTCGACGTCAGCAAGGCCCGAAAGGCGGCTGAACTTCGCAACAGATGACGCCCAAAGATCATCTGCGCATTGGATGACTTCAGCGACAGCGGCCGGAATCTCATCAGGATTCTCCTTTGCAAAAACTAGTAAGTTAGCTCGAACTGATTTATCGATACTGTACTTCAGTTCGTCATCCTTGTAGGTTTCCATCAGCTTCAGCGCTTGCGGCCCGATTCTGGCCATCACCCACTGTTTCATTTTCGGGCTGCGCACCGAGGTGATTTCTTTTTCGGTGATCTCTTCGACGATGCCCTCGATCTCTTCAAGCTCGGTCGATGCGTAGTTAATCGCAGCGTGCGCCAACGGTAGATCGAGCTTAACGCCGCGATCGTTGATGCGCTCGTTAACGTGATAGTCGGCCAGCTCTTGATCTGATAGTGGGCGCATGGCTTGCGAGACGGCACGCATAGCGCGAACGTCTTGTTCGCAGTACGCGACCATCTCGGCCATTAATTCGGGCGAATCTTTAAACGATCCATCAGGGCGAGGGATGGAAAGTGCGCGGATAAGCTGATTTCCTCGGTGGTCTTTTCGCATATTGCTGCTGAGTGCGCGTCCGACGTCTTCGAGGCTTCCAGGTAGGCAGTTAGCACGCGCTTGCGTAGCGGTGCAGTAGAACTGTTCGAGTTTGAAGTTAATTTGTAAGACATACCAGAAAATAAGCCTTTCGAATGCGGCGTTATGGGCGAATATTTTCCCTGTGTGCTTACGTACCATGTCTGGGAATGGTTGGCCTGGAGTCCAGGTGACAACCTCATCATCATCAAAGGCGTAGGACATACAAAGTACATCTGTTGATGCGTCTTGTGCATAGTTATAAACTCCACGGGAGGGCAGATCGCAACGACTGCGCGTCTCAAAATCAATCCAAAGTATTTTCATCTATTTCTGACGCCGGTATAGTCTGTTGCTTTAACTTTTTCAACATTAAAAGCAAACCGCCAAACGCTTTTACAATCAATAGAATCAATTAACTCTACTTTTCTCCAATGACATAGCCCCCACAAAACTATTTGCTCAATAATTACGTCTTCACTTGGGTTGTGTTCACCGTAATAGCTAATTAAATGCGTTCGGGTTATGCCATTAAGAATATTTACGTATGGTTTAGGCATAGTTACAAATAAAATGCCGTTGTCCATCAATAAAAAAATATCAGGAAAAAGTCTATTTGGAAATCCGTAAGGGTCTAAATCAATTACAGAAAACTTTTTCTTCTCGTATATAAACTTATGATACAAAAGATAGCTGTCGCCAGTTTTTTGATATTTTTTATCGCAAACCGTTACATCGCCATAATTTTCGTAAATTTTTGTTAAATTACCTTGGCCAGAAAATAACTCTAAAATCTTATGACCTTTTTGAAAGTTTAAATTGTTTAACACCCATTCAATTTGATTAATTTTTTCATCCGGATGATGGACTTCGCGGCTATTTTCGGCTTGTTTTTTTCTAACTACATCGTGTCGTATTGCTCGATATGTTTTTTCCGAGTTCATTTTAGTTTACCGTAGTATTTTCATAGAATTAGGTGGGGTACTCATGGCGCTGGACAAAACAAAGTATCCCCGCTCCACTTATCTAGTACCACTTTCCCCCGTATTACTTAGGCCGAACGACGGCGACGAGCCGGCGCTGCTTCCTCGGCAGACTCTTCTCCACCAGAAGCGCCTTCCATTGAAACCCAATCTACCACATCAAAGTCAGGTGTATAGATTTTGCCGTAAGACTTGTGCGTGTAGAACGACTTCTTCAATTGAACTACAGGTACTGGCTTGGTTTGATCAGAATCAACTTGCGTAGTGATATGCGCGCCCAATGCAGCAACTGAACGCAAGCCACCATGACTAGTTGTTGTGTAACGTGCTTCCAAACCTTTGTCTTTACCTGACACACAACGCAGGGCAAAGCCTAATTGCTTTTCCCAACCCTTTTTGCAGCCCGTGGGCGCTACATCTAATTGAGGTAGTGGTTGTGTAACAGGCACAAGTTTTTCAGCCAACACTTCGCGATCACCCCAAGCGATAAAGCCGTGGACAAAAGAGAATGGGTTGATGGCCCATGTTGACCCAGCTTCAACTTCAGTTTGATCTGCGCCGAATACCCAGTTACCACCTTTGTCCATCTTTAGAATGGCGAAAGAGGTTGGGCCGACTTCAGTTTCAAGCGTCTTTAATGCTGTGGTCAATGACGCTACGTTTGGAAGATTTGCAACAGCGAATGTACTCATTTTAATTCCTTTAATGAACTAGATTTTAGAAAGAGCCGCAGCTAACTGCTTCCCGATTTGCAACACCGCTGGCCTCGAATCAGATTCTGGCGCCAACGTACTACCCGACGAAACCGATACAACTAACTCCGACGGTAATTCAATTTTGTTTTTCTTTAAAACTTTTTCTAGTTGTGCCGGCGACTTTAATTTAGATTCCCAAACATCAGCAATGTCGAGTTTGTTTTCGTCTGCCCACTTAACAACCTTATCCTCATCAACCCATTGACGTGTACCGCGCTTGGCCACCAGTTTAAAGCCTGGCACCGGTTGACCATTCTCTAACATTTGCGTTGCTAATGCACGTAAATCTTTGATGTAGTCTTCAATCATATCAGCTTGCGATAACTGCAAAGCAATTTGATCGATAGGCAGCGATTGCAATTTGTTTTGCAATACGCGCTCAACTTGTCCTGTCATCTTAGGGCAGATTGGTTTAGCTGCACACCACCGGCAATGGTCACCCGTATCAAACGTCGGCGCTTCGCTTTGGCTAGCGTGTACCGCACGACGCAACTCTTGCTCAAATAATGCAACGCGTTGCGGTGTCGTTACCCAGCGTCGGATTTCTGGCGGCTGAACGATGATACATTCAATTTCAGTGGCGCCCTCAAAAATCCATTTAGCTTCTTCGGTTCGCATTGCGGCGGCTGCGTAGAACAAGAGTTGGTAGTTTTCTTCAGCAGTAACCAACACACCGTCGCCAAACTTCCAATCAAGAACAATAGCGCGATTATCGATCCGCCCCAAAAGATCAGTGCTACCAAATACTCCAGGCAAAAAATCGCCAAAACCAACGCGAGTTTCGACCATATATTCCATTCGTCTATCTGCGTCGATTTCTTTGAGCGCCGCGAGCGCAGGGTTAAGTTTCTCATCGATCAACTCCTGTGTGAGTGTTTGCTCTTTGTATTTAGTACCAAGATATTTTTCAGGCGCTTCATTAAATTCAAGCACATCAGCAATCACGTTATGCAGTAGCGTACCGCGATCGGCGTGTTCGTTCGGGATGTCTTTCGATGGTATTTGCTGAACCAGTTTAACTGATGCTGGGCATGCTATGACGCGCTTGGCGGTGCTGCCACCTACGATATTGGAATGTTGCACTTTACTCTCCTTGACTGTTTGAAGCCAAAGAATAAAACATTAAAGAATCCCTTGTCAACACTTTTTTTGTGCGGTATATTCCGCACATGTTAGAAAAAGAAATCGAGAATTACTTTGTCTGGACGGTCGAACACGCTGGCGGCAGAACCTATAAGTTCAAGTCGCCAACACAGCGCGGCGTAAGTGATCGCTTGGCGTGTATGCCTGATGGATCAACGTGGTTTGTAGAATTGAAACGACCCAAGGGCGGCAAACTATCGCCGCTACAAGTGATATTTCGCGATGACGTATTAGATTTGCATCAGAAATACGCGTTACTAAATACTAAGGAGATGATAGATGAGTGGATTAACCACAGATACCCCCGCTGATTTTCTTACAATCATGCCCGTGTCTGTAATAGACATAGCCGCGCAAGGGAAACGTAAAAATGAAAACCATAATTCGACAAGTAGTAGAGCTAACTATAGCCCTTTTCCAATTGAAATAGCTACGTTGTGCGCGGAATTTTTTCTTCGTGACGCAACAATTGTTTTTGATCCATTTGCTGGATGGGGTGAACGCGGAGCGGCGGTTAAAAAAACAAACAAAACTTATATTGGATATGACGTATCACAAGAAGCTATTGACAAAGCGGTTGCCGAATACGATGTAACAAACAATTTGTGCGATTCATTGACGGCACCGATTCCTGCTTTTGATGGTTTATTTACTTGCCCCCCATATTGGAATTTAGAGACATATGCCAGTGAAAATGGCATAGATCGAATTAAAGAATGGGACGCATTTTTAGACGCGCTATTTACTGTGTTTCAAAGATGTTACGCAGCAGCAGCTAACGGTACAATTTTCTGCGTAATGGTAGGTGATTGGCGCAAACAACATAAATATTACGATTTGGAATGGAAAGTATGCGATATGTTTGACCAGTTTGGTGCCACAGTTGTAGATAAAATTGTAGTTAGCCGAAGTAAAGTCAGTAAGATAAAAATTATGCTACCGCAAGCTAAACGGTTGGGTTATTCAGTACGCGTTCATGAAAATCTTTTAGTGTTTAAAAAACCATGAAACTCAGACCGTACCAAGATGAAGCCGCTGACTTTCTCTATGAGAATGATAAGGCAATGATCTTGGCGCCCGTCGGCGCCGGTAAGACTGCAATTACGTTAACAGCAATGGCGGCGATGATTAAAGACGGCCACGCAAAACGATTTTTAGTTGTGGCGCCCAAGCGCGTTTGTACTGATGTGTGGCCTGTCGAATTACCGAAGTGGGCGCCAACTTTAAAACTTAACCTAGCTGTCGGTTCCCCCTTAGAGCGGCTGCGTGCTGTCGATAATCCGTCAGATATCGTTGTCATTAATTACGACAACTTGCAATGGCTAGCTGATTACGGTGTGTCGGGTTTTGACGCCATTGTGTTTGATGAGCTGACACGTTTAAAGAATCCATCCGGCGCCAGGTTTAAAGCGCTGCATAAAGTAATCGATCAGTTTGCTATTCGTTGGGGCTTGACCGGATCGTTTACTAGCAATGGATTAGAAGACGTATTCGGGCAGTGCAAAATCATCAATGAAAAGTTATTAGGCCGCAGTAAGGGCGCGTTTATGCAGCAGCACTTTATTTTGGTTAACCGCGATTATGGTGAGTGGATGCCCAAGCGCGGCGGCTTGCAAGCGGTGATGCAGAAGATTAAACCGGCAACGTATCTGCTAGAGCCTGGCGAGTACAGCGACACGTTACCGCCGTTAAATATTGTAGAGATACGCAGCACGATGGACATGACGCACTACTCAAAAATGAAGCGCGATTTTGTAGTTGAGTTTGGCGGCGACGATAGAGCAATAGCAGCAAACGCAGCAGTAGTTACAGGAAAATTGCAACAGATGGCGTCTGGATTTGTTTACCAGACAGAAAAACAAGCATTAATTCAACCAGGCAAGTTTGCTACTACAAAAACTGCCATTTGGTTTAGCACACATAAATTTGACCGACTAGAGGAACTATTAGAGGAAAACCAACATGCGAATACGATCATTGCGTATATGTATCAGGAAGAGCTTGCAGAAATTAAGAGGCGCTATCCCAAGGTGGTTACGTTGGATGAAGAAAACGCGATCGAGCGGTGGAACCGAGGCGACGTGGAGTTGCTCGCTGTGCATCCAAAATCAGCAGGACATGGGCTTAACTTACAGCACGGAGGGTGTCACATGGTCTTTTTGTCGTTGCCGTGGAGTTTGGAACTCTACGAGCAAACCATTGGACGACTTCACCGCTCCGGTCAACTGCGAGCAGTATGGGTCTACGTCTTTATGGCGGAAAAGACAATCGATGAAAAAATAATCGGCGCGTTACGTGACAAGCGCGCCATATCTGATGTTGCATTGGAGGAATTGAAATGAAAAAACTCATAGAAAGGTAACAAAATGAAAAAACCAAATTGGGCTGAGATGAATAGCAAGCTAGCGTCTCTTAGCGAAAAACAAGTATATGTAATGCTGCAAACTGAACTGGATACGTACCGCAGGGCATCGTATCTAAATCGTCTGCATCAACGCTATTGCGCGCTACGCGACGCTAGAGAACGTAAAGAAATACTAGCAAAGGCCGCCGCATGAACTGTAAAGATTGCGGTGGCCGAACTAATGTAACGTGGACGCAAAAACAGCCTGGTGGCGTTAGGCGTTTGCGTAAATGCCACAAATGCGGGTTTTCTGCTTATACCGGTGAAGTATGGTTAGCACTTTTACCGAAGCCAGAATCAAAATCTCTTTTCACTAAAGAGGAAATTGCAGCAATGAAGAAACGCGAAGTTTTAGCCCGAAGAAAAAATGAAGACAGAAGGAGAAATAATGAAGAGACGTAATCACATAAGCATAAGCGATCATTACATTTACACGCCATCAACTACGGATGTAACTATCCGTTGGCGCGCTATTTACAACTGGACACCGCCATCGGAAGACCCAAGATTTATGAAGAAATGGGCTGATTTTCGTATGCGCTGTGTTCAAGGCATTGAACAAATAGTCAACCGTTAACCAAGCAATAAAAAAGCCCAGGCAACGAGCCTGGGCTAACTACAAAACAAAACTAGAAATTAAGCTGCGATATCGAACTCAAGCCAAGCATCTTCTTCATCATCGAAGTACAACCATGCTTCCAGTTCGTCGTTGAAGTAGTAAGCGTAGCCGGCGTCGTCGTAGTCAACATCAGTATCTTCGACCCAATCGTCTAACTCTTCGTCGTAGTAGCAGAGCGCGCCATCTTCGTCGTAAGCAAACTGAAGCTCATCATCTTCCAAAATTACCAAGATTGTAGCAGACATAATAACTCCCAATTAAATGCAGCCCCCACGGCCACAAAGCTATATTACGCGCTGATTTTTACACTTTAAAGACGTTTCCACGGAAATAAATGATGCCTTCTTCCTCATCTAATACTTCGCATAACTCTGGCGGCAACAGCTTGCCGTTATAGAAAGTAAGCACGGCATAGCCCGACCGATGGTTGCGAGCGTTATCTTCTGAGTAACTAAACTGTTGGCCGTTGACGTCGGCAAGCGACCCTGTATCGACGCCGTAGCGCGTGCCAGTGTAGTCGGTGAAAGGCGTGCATTTTAAGGAGTGAAGATGGCCGGTAACGATTGAGGTACCCGCCTTAAGGGTGTTGTTATAAATAGCATGGATTCCGTTATGCCACCTATGTTTTATCATGCAATTACCATTAACCATAACAGACGTTGAAAAGCGCCAGCGCGGAAAGTGGTCAGTCAGGTTCATGCCAACTATGCCTTTGAAACCGTCGCCTACTTGGGCTGCTAATCTGGCGTTAAAGCGTTGGTCGTGGTTTCCCCACGTCCAATGTAACTTACTGTTTAATGATGCTGCCTCGATCTCAGCTAAACGCTCTTGACAAGCTTCGAGTTCTTGCCTAACCGTGGGTGTGGCTTCCCAAGTGCCGCCAGGTGGATGACGGCTGATTGACGCGCCGTCAAAAACGTCGCCGTTCATCACAATCGCTTTAGGCTTTAATTCTTTCGCAAACAATACGAACGCACGATGCGCCGTTGATATGATGCCAGGCCAGTAGTGGCAATCACTAGCAACCATAATCGTGCCGCTATCAAGTTCAAAATTAACCCGAATACCGTTTTCAGGTATCGAAATCTTAAAATCAGGACTGCGCGGGCTTGCTGCGCTCAAAATAGTGCCGTAATTTTTCTCTAGTTTGCGACGACGCGCATTTACCGCACGAATTGTTAGGCCTGTCTCGTTAGCCATATCGGTCACTGATTGCAGCCGACGCCATGTCGCAATAAAATCATCATCCGATATTTTAGTGGCCATTAATTCACCTTGCGTATAAATTCGCCGCACCAATCAGCGCGAGCGGTAACAGGTATGCAACTATCGTAACCATCTTCCGCTTCAATAATCATGGGAGGATAGCGTCTACAAAAGCCTAGTTCTTCCTTTAGTTCGCACATAAAAAAAGCGCACGAAACGCACGCTGGCATACAATCGGCGGGAAGTGATTTTTTAGGCATTTCTGCTATATATCATATATTTGTTAAGATAACGTTACAAATTACGTTAGATATATAGCGCGCTCATCCTTGCGTCGGTTTTCAAGACCACGTAAAACTTTTCCGCTAGCTTTGCAATACTTCAGGAACTCATCCGCTGCGCCAACATAATCGCCGCGGTTGTGTTTTTGGCGCAGTGTACTGCGTTGAAGTGTGCCTAAGCCTAGGTTAAAGCTAAAACTCACAAGAGCGTCAAGCCAGCCTTGATTATTAACACTGCTAGGGCAATAGCGCAGAACTCCCGCAACAAAACGATTAAGGTCTTTTTGAAGAATGGCATCAACTTCCTCCATCGTAAACGTGCGGTTCCACTCCGTAGGACAAGGTAGGAACTTCCTATCATCTACCGACAATTTCGTATGATTAGGGTCAATTACATGACCCACGCCGATTGTCCACAATAGCGCTGGGCACCGGTAAGGTTTAATCCTTACCCCTTCGTGGTGCTTAATCATTTCAAGTGCTTTATGGCTTATCATTTGCCAAAAGCCCTGCCGCCAAAGTGGAACGCTATGATGCTAGCAAACAACGCTTGCGTCTCGTTATCCCATAACTGGTCGGCTAACGCTGTAAACTCCACGCCAGTTGTCAGACCCTTGTACGCAATAACGGCATCAATACCGACTAACAAGAAAAAGAAGCCATACGTAATCACAGGACGAACACTTGCGCGCAGGTCTTTCATCCACTTGCTTGTGCCTTCGCTAAGTGCGGCGTCGTGGACATAGATGGCATTCATCTCCGCTTTTTGTGCGTCGATTAGCGAGACTTTTTCCGCAGATTGTGTCTGGGTTTTGATCTCGTCTAGCTTAATGGCTTCTATTTTTTCTTGCGCAATAAAACCGGCAGCGGCTAGTTGCAGCTCGCGCTCAGTTTGCATCTGCGCTAGTTTTAGCTCATGGGATTTGTCTGAGCGGTCTTGAAAGAAGTCAAGCAGTTTAGGTAAACCGCCCATCAAAAAGGATACAAAAGTCGAAAAGATTGTAAGCATTATTCACTCCGCATTTCTAAAAGTATTTTGACGCGCAACTCGCGCATTTTTCTTGCCTCTTCCATCGCCATTGCAGTGGCGTTGTTCATATCCATGTACATTACTCCCATAATCGGGAGCGCAATTACTAACACAAAACACAAAACAATGACGGCGATGAGTAGAGACCACGGTACGTCGCGCTCGTCCTTAGAAGTATCATTAGCCATAGGAACCACAATGTTATGAACACGACCGCGAGAATTGACGTCATCTGCGCCGCGATTTTTCTTTTTATACTTGCCCGTCGCCATGCCGCCACCTGTTGCTTTAGTAACTCTTGCCGCTGTACCTCGGCACGTTCTGCCTTAACCTTATCGCGCATAGCCTCAAAAGATGACCAGATAGCACCGAGTTCTTTGGGCGCTTGGTACACGAGAGTTTCGCGTAATTCGGTTTCTAGCCTTTGCATTTCTTTTACAGCCATGACTCTGTTAAATGCTTCCTGATTTATTGATAGCTCAGGATCGCGAACTTTCTTAGTCTTTAATTCTTCTTCGTGTACGTGCTTCTCTAACTGTTCGTGCGCTTTAAAAAAGTTTCCGAGGTGGCCGCTAATGTCGGCAACAACGTCCTTGACTTTACCGTAGGCATCGACCAGCTCCATGCCATCGGCTTTTGCAGACTGATACAATTCGCATCCTTGCTTAATCGCACTTGCAGCCAATTTTGCAGCCGCAAGAATGGTAAGCGGGTCAATCGCAATTCCCTCTTAAAAAAATGCGCGTAATTGGCATTTATTCCTCTACATCTTCGGTAGTCATTTCAGTTTGCGGCATTTGAATCGGCTCTTGCATACCGGCCCTTGCGCCACGTAATGCGCCCGCTCTTGCATCGTTTGCAGCGTCTTGTACCCAGTTAATGCCGTACTTCTTACCGACATCTACTAGTGTTTTAAGCTGCTCTGCGTTGATACCTTCAGCGCGCGGCTGAACTGCTTTAGCGACTTTTACAAAATCGGTTGGGTTTAACAGCAATTCTTTAAGTTTTTCTTCAGTTTTAGTTGCAGCCTGTTTTGCCCAATACTTACTAAACAAAGACGTCACTGCGTAACGGGCGCCCGATACGGGGTTAAAGAACCGCGAAATAATTTGCTCTAACGGAATACCCGTAGCTTGCTCAACCGGCGTTTTTGGTACTGTCTCAGGACGGAAAGCTACTTGCGTTAAGTCTTTATTCAACCGCTCAGACACCGCCGCAAAGTCAGATACTTTCTTAGAGTAGCCTGGCCCAAACACTCGGTTAAATATAGCGGCGTTATCGCGGCTGTTTAAGAAATCAACTGCGTTACCACCTTTGGCCACAATGTCGTCCAACATGTACGCACGCGCAGCGTTAACAGCATCTTTGTTAGCGCCATACTGGCGCATGAACTTATTAGTGAAGTCCACGCTGCCGTACATTTTTCTAACCAAGTCAGTTGGGTCGCTAATGCCTTCTTTACCCAAAATCTGTTGACCTGCAACGCGACGAAATTCACCATCTAATCTAGCCTGTTGAGCGCGCAGTGCTTGCACGTTATTAACTGCTGCGCGCAACTCATCTTCAAGACCAGGGATAGCGGCCATTTTCGGGCTATTCTTTTGCAACCATTGGTTAGCCGCTTTTGGATCAATAACGTCGTTCTTTAACGCCGACTTAGTAAAGCTGTCGTAGAACGCATCTTTAACAAGCTGTTGACCTTCAGCGCCCGTTACGCGCAAGAAATCATCGACGTTAGTGCGGTTACCAATTAACGCTGGCGCGATCTGTTCAACAAACTTTTTACGATCGACTGATTTAATTGTTTCAGCGTTAAATGGTAAGCCAACGCGCTCTAGATATGCTTTGTCTGCATTCTTATATGCGTTAACAAAATCAGGGTCAAGACTGTCAATATGACCGTTAACGCGCGCTTTCAACTCGTTTAACAGACGCACGTTGTTTTCATCACGGCTGCCGCGCAACTGCTTATTAATTTCGCGCTTTAGTGAATCCAAATCTTCAGCACTTGCGGCCGCAAACTTAGTGCCGCCTGGTACAGCAGGTACACCTTCAGCGGTCAATACGGCGCTAGGCTCAGTCACCGCAGGACGGAATTTAGCTTTTACGCTTTTGTATATCGAGGGGAATCTAGCAAAAATATCTGAGTTCTGACCGGCCACAACAAAACCGTAGATATCGTCTACCGCGCTTGCTGGCAGTTTAACCCCTTTATCATCAGCAATCTTAAACGCTTCCGCATACAACGGCTTAGTTGATACGCGAGCATCTTTTTCTTTCTGGCCAATTAACTGTTCAACTTTTGTACCAAACGCAGTTGGGTCAAGGTCTTGTCGGGTATACGCATCGGCTATCTGCTCATCTAATGAACGCAACTTGCGCTGTTGTGATTTACCGATGTCGTAACCAGCGGCCAACGGCCTACCAGCTTCAGCGCGAGTAGCCGCTTCAGCCGCAATTTTTGTTGGATCACCAAACAAACTAATCTGATTTTTACGAAGATCGTTAACCGCTTTCTCAAACTGCAAACCGTATTTAGTACGAAACTCTGGATCGCGCGACGATAGATTTTGAATGATGCTAACAATAACTGGGTTATCAGCAATCAATGACGACGTAGGCAGCTCTACTTTTGGCGCGCCTGGCGCTTTAAGCGATACGTTACCTTGCGCTTTAACGGCCGCTTCTACCTTGCTCATCATGCTAGGGTCAGCCGCCATAGCAGCGATTAATATGTTACTGATACGGTTATCGACTTCACGCAGGATTTCATTCTCTGGCGTCTTACCGCGCAGCTGATCCCACTTACCTTTAGCCGCTGTCCATGCTTTATCACCAACGTTAACTAAGCGCGTAGACGTACCTAGTGCTGACCCAGTAGCAACGCCGCCTAACAACCCACCTACTATTCGACCGGCTGTTGGCGCGTCAAATTTCAGACCGGCGGCTTCGCCCGCCATAGCGCCTGTTTCAGCGCCGGCGCCAAATAAGAATTGCTCCGCTGGGAGAACCATACCTCTAACTAATGGGCCAGCACGTTGTACTGCGGTTAGGCCAGGAAACAAATACGATTCTGGTGACGTTACTGCTTCAATACCTCTTGCTGTAATCGCTTGTCCAGTTGTAGTTGGCTCTGCGCCGGTGCTACCTAACAAACGCATTAGTGGATCATAGGTTGAAGCACGGCCAGCTTGAAAGGATTGCGTTGCGCTAGGTGACATTTTTGATGGCGGAAGACCAGCGGCTTTAGAGCCTAACTCAATAGGGTTGATTCCCAATGATGTTAGTTGGTCATTCAATGCGCGGCTTAAACCAGTTAGCGCGCCGACTGAACTTGCAAAGCCCTTACGCGCCGCTTCAACGCGATAGTCACCTTTTGGCGCTGCCGCAGCAGCAGGAGCTGCGCCGCCAGACAACTCATCTATTTCGTCTTCCGATAGCGGTGTTTCGCTACGGTACACTTTTCCATCGATAGTGTATTTATACGCCATGATTATTCCGTTTCTACAGTGACAAGCGTGCCGCGCTTAGTAGTAATCGTTTGTTTTTGCCCTTTTGCTGGCGCCGCGCCTTTAGAGCGAAACTCAGGTATATCAAAGATAAGTTCGGAGTCTTGTTGGTCAAACCCAGCTCTTGTAGCTATTTTTCTTTGTACGTCAAGTTCAGCTTGGCCTTTTTGACGTGCAAGTTTATTTATAGCCGTTAAAGTAGCTTTCATTCTATTTTGCGTGTCTGCGCTTGGGGTAGCCGTTATTTTGGTTGACGCCCAATCAATTGCGCCGCCAAGAATAGATGGATCGCCACCAGCATCCTCAATGTCTTTACGGCTTAATGTGCTGTTGTCTAACGATTTAGCTAATTGAGTACGAGCGGCTTTAAAGGAAATAAAGTTTCCTGTTTTAAGCGAATCATTAATTGATTGTAAGCCTTGATCGGTAGACGTAATTGTTTTACGAAACGGGTCAATAGTTTGAATTACTTTGTCTCTAAATCCTGGTATATCCTTAACATCTTTTCGCCCTGGTACTATAGGCGCGCCCGATTCAGCTAATTTTCGTTTATCTCTCTCTACAATATCATTCACTATTTTTTTCTGCGCTTGGGTTAAATCAGCAAAATCTTCTCCAAATTCGCCTTGCGCTGTAGCATTTCTATCTGCGCCATACGGAGTTACTTTGTCAGCTCTTGAGGTAAATTTTTCAAGTCTGCTATCGTATTCTGCGTTGTACAAGTCCGAACCTACTGGGCCTTTACGTAACGCAAACGCAGCTGCATTTTTCATTTCGTTTGTAGTAGGCGCGTCTTTGTCATACGCAGCACGTAAAATTTTTGCGTTAGCTAACGCTTCAACAACCTCAGGTGTTTGATCCATTTTTGTCATGCGATTAATAGCAATATCAAGATCACCTTTAGCTGATGCCAAAGCTATATCCGCAGGTATAGCTTGCTGACGTTCTCTTTCAGCGGCAGCAGTGCGTTGTCGCGCTTGCGCCATCTCACTCTGTGCTTTACGAGCGTAATCAGATAGCGTCAATGCAAACTGTTGATCGCCCATTTGCCCAGCTTTTTGAGCTGCACGCAATATAGACTCAGGATCAGATGGATCGATCTCTCTAGACAACATCTGACGCTGCGAAATCATACGCAGTTGTGGGTCTTCGACACCAAATAAACGAACGCCGAAGTCGGCTAATCCTCGGCCACCTTTATACGCGCCATAACTAGCTTTTTCCATTGGAGTAAGTTGAGCAAACTGAGCTGCACGATTTTGCTGTGCCTGTTGCTGCATCATGTTGTATTGCTCTGGCGATGTAAACAGCCCTAATATTTCGCTTGCCATAATGACCCCTTAATATGCCCAACTATAGTTAGAACCCGTGCCGGCGCCACCACCTATAGGGCCGCCGCCCATACCCACGCCATATGACCTATCTTCAATTAGCGCATTTGGTGAACCACCACCGCCAAATAAACTGCGCACACCTTGCTGGATATATGGACTATCTCCTGCGCCCTGCAAAGCATCCGCTAAAAGGCTATATGAATTAGGCCCCTGCATAGTTCTTGCAGCATTTGACCCACCTTCAAACAATGCTTGCGCGCCGACTGCATTCCCGCCACCTAATTTCGCGCCGATATCCAATGGTTGCTGACCCAAACCTTCTAAATTACTTACGCCGCCAAAATAAGTGGTAAACGGTGATAAAGCACCAATCTGACCCTGTTGGAATTGACCTAAAAAATTAGCGCCTTGGTTGAACAAACCTGTACCGAATGCTAGTTGCTGTTGACCTTTTTGTTGAGCATCGGCGGCCAAAGCGGCATCTTGCTGCGCTATCGCGTTGTAATACGCTTCTAATTCTGGGTTACTAGCGCCAAGGCCAGCGCTGCCATCAGGACGCATACCAGTTGCGCCGACGGCTAAACCAGTGCGGCCAGTATTAAACAATTGATTTTGTAGCTGCGCGTATTGACGCTCACGGCTAGGTGCGAGTAAATTTTGCTGACCTTGTATATAATTAGCAGCAACTTCTTCAGGCGACTGCGCTAAGTATTGGTTGCCAAGGTTAAAGAGACTAGACGCAGCATCAGTTAAAGGCATGTATTGCCCTCTAGCGGCTTCAGCGTCAGTCAATGCTTGATTACTCAACCCCATCAAGCGATCTTGATACGCCCTAAGTTCAGGCGATACCGTATAACCAGCGGCGGATAAGCGGCCAGTTGTCGGATCCATCGTGAACTGACTAGAGCCAAATCGCGTAGTTACGCCAATAGGACGAAAACGCGATTCTTCAGCAGCAATTCGAGCGGCTTCTAATTGTGCTTTAGCAGACGTATTTGCTGCGTCTTTGGTGGCCTCGCCTTGAACATAACTACCTAAAAGATCAAAAAAAGGCATACTATTCCCCTCTAATTAAAACGTCATCCA